TGCATAATTAAATCCCTACATCAACTCAGGGAACATATCCCCAACATAAGTTCGTACTCTTGCTTCCACGAGTGCATCAATATCAATTAGATTCTCTTTAGGTCGATGAATTCCATCACTCTCAACCGCATCTTTCGCTACTTGCAATAATTGTCGTTTATTGAGACTAGTTACCGCATAAGGTCGTACCGTTCCCGATTGTACCGCACTTAGTATATAATCTGCCACATCGGTTATATCCATTGGTACTACAATTTTTGTGTTGATACGCTTAATTCCATCTTCGTATAATTCAGCCCGCATAAAATGTTACTTCCTATAGTTGTTGTTCAAATTTAATAATTTCAGGCATTAGTGCCTTCTTCGTTTTTGCTGTTAATACAGTTCCATCTGGTTTATATGTAGCAGTCCATGAACTACCACTTTTTACAATAGACCAGTCTAATCTTGAGGTCTTCATAACAACTCTTCATTAGTTGTTTCTAAAATGACAAAACTACCAAAGTAAGATTCAAACGTTTGAACCAAATTAGCGTAGTCACCACTCTTCATTTCACTTAAAATTGCATCACCATCATAACCTAATCGTGTTGCTAATTTCGAGGCATTTCCAAGTAGACAGAATGCATTGCCTTCTGGTCCATCAAGATCAATTGTCATTTTTTCTTTTAACTGTTTTTGAATAATAGTCATAGAATTACCTAAATTGTTTCTAGTTGAGGTTTTGCTTCTAATATAATATCACGAACCATTTCACGGTCAATTGAATCACCATCAAATGGCAGCATAGTATTACGCGCTAAACGTATTCCTAATGCCAACAGAATATCGTCACGGGTTACACCGAAATCGTAGACTCCGCCCGGACCGTAAAAATCAAGAAGGTATGAGATAAATGTTTCAGTTTTAGTATTCATAATAGTTTTACTCTCTGATTAACTTATGTTACTATTATACAACGATAAGCCTTACTTGTCAATGAGTTTTATGAAAATAATTGAATTTAATTTGCGAATGTATTATTCGTTTGCGAACACATCAGACGATGATGATATGATTGTAGCAGTATATGGACCATTTCCCACCGTATCATTTATTCTTGCTATAGGTGGTTCATCACCAATGACAATACTACTAGCAGATGTAATCTCACTGGTGTGACCACAATCTGCTAGTACAATATCACCTAGCCTTGCACAAGGCTGATCATTGACAACAATAGTTGGTGACCCAGTGGTAATAGTACCACCGGTCGTTATTGGGGTTATATGCGCAGTACAAGTTCCATACGTGCGATCTCCTACCTTTGCTACACCCCTAGCCATATTATGCGCCTGCCAATGCAATGCCAGAAGTTTTTTCGCTATACATCTTAGCAGTTTCTTCTTCTGTCTTAACGATACAAATAACACCATTAAGTCTCATTGTGTATTTCGAATCCATTGACGATGTAAACATAAATGGAGCCATTCCCATTCCACCATCACTTGCGATAAGCATAGTAGGCTTAGATAAAACCAATGTGTCGGATGTCTCTTTTTCAAGACGTGCTACCATTTCTTCACCGCTGGCTAATTTAATACTGATGACATCACCATCTCTGTAAGGTACTTCTATTAACATTCTTCACTTCCTTTAAGGTATTTGGCTAATTGATCATATCCGCCGATTACGGTTCCATCAATTACAATTTGTGGTACTGTGCGTGCATGTGGTGCAATTTCTAATAATTGCTCACGAGTTACATCAACACCAATCTTTCTTTCAATAAACTCCATATGCTGAGTTTCAAGCAGTATCTTTGCTTTAGTGCAATATGCACAATTATCCTTTGAATAAACTTCTACCATACTTTCACCTCCTTTAATTATTATTGTATTATAATGACATACCAGAAAAGGTATCCTTCGTAACGTCCGATGTTACACCGCCTATAATATATGACGATAGTTGAACTTCTTGTGGTGCTACTTGTACATCTGCACCAGCAATCCATTTTTGTGTCCAAGGTAATGGGTTTGCTTGGGGTACTTTGTATGGACAAGATAAGCCCACTGCTACCATTCGCTTGCATCCAATCCATTCTACATATTCGCACAATAGTTGAGCATTTAACCCAATCATTGAACCATCTTTAAATAGATATTCTGCCCATTGCTTTTCTTGTTCAATTGCATCTACAAACATTTGAATGCATTCTTCTTCTGTTTCTTTTGCGATTTTTATATAATCTGGATCATCTTTTGGTAATATCTTTAATAGTGATTGTGTGAACGCCAAATGTAGATTTTCATCACGTGCAATAAACTTGATAATTTTTGCATTACCTTCCATCTTTTTAAGTTCTGCAAATGCCCAACTACATGCAAACGACACATAGAAGCGAACACCTTCTAGTATGTTTACACCCATTACTGCTTTGTATAACGACTTCTTCAACTCGTACAAGTCAACAGTGATTTCTCTACCATTAACCTTATGCACGCCTTCACCTAGTAAATTGTACCAAGCGGCTTTATCAATTAGAGCATCATAATTTACTGAAATAGCAGACGCGCAATCAACTATTTCTTTAATGTCTAAAATCTCATCAAATATGATAGACGGATCAGAATATATATTACGAATAATATGTGTATATGATTTACTATGAATCGTTTCGTTAAACGTCCAAGTTTGAATCCATGTTTCTAATTCTGGTAGACTAACGATAGAACCAAATGCTTCACTAGGTGCACGACCTTGTACACTGTCTAAAAGTATTTGACGCTTTAGATTAGACGTGAATATATGCTGCTCGTTTGAAGTTAATTGCTTAAAATCATTAGAATCTTTCGTAACATCAACTTCATCAGGTATCCAGAAGAAACCCAATTGCTTCTCTGTTAATTTATCAAACTGCTTGTATTTTAGTATATCGTATCTCTGTAAACTTACTCTTCCTTCAGGATCAAGAAATGCTAATGATTTCGTATGATCTTCTTTTTTTGTTATGTTAAAAATGCTCATGTTTATTTATATTCCTTTATAAGACACAACTATCGCAGTCTTCGCCTTCTAATTCAGTCAAGTCCGTTTGTGCTAACGGCTCTCCGTTCATTTTATTAATGTCAATCTCACCTTGTCCATCATACGTGTTAAAGTAGTAAAGATTTTTACCACCATATTTGTAGAACATCAGTAAGTGCTTCATCATGGTACTCATTGGAATCTTTTCATCTTCAAAGTAGATAGGATTATAACTAGTATTTACGCTGATCGCTTGATCAATATATTTCTGTAATACTGCCATAATCTTTAAATAACCTTCTGGTGACTCTTGATCCCATAATAATTCATACTTATTCTTTAATCGATGTATTCCCGGAACTACTTGTTTGAGTATACCATGCTTTGATTGCTTTATGCTTACCAAAGAACGCGGTGGTTCAATTCCGTTAGTACTATTACTTATTTGAGCTGATGTCTCTGCGGGCATCAATGCCATTAATGTGCTATTACGTACACCTGTTTCTTTTATCTGAGTTCGTAACGCTTCCCAAGGCATACGCTCTTTATGCGCTACTAATTCATCTACTTCTTTTTTACGACTATCAATTGGTAAAATACCATCACTATATTTAGTTTCATTGAATCCAGGACAATGTCCTTGTTCTACTGCTAAATCAGCAGATGCTTTAATCAAATAGTATGACCATGCTTCTGTCCATTCATCTACCAATTCAAGATCAGGATTACTATAATTAGTATCGTTCTTTGCAAGCCAATACGCGAAATTAATAATACCAACACCAAGTGGGCGGCGCTTCTGTGTTCCTAATTCTGCTGCTAGAACTGGATAATTCTGATAACTCAATAATGCATCAAGTCCTCTCACTGCTAATTCACACGGCTTCTGAAAATCTTCTAGTACTTTGATATTGCCCCAATTCACTGCTGACAATGTGCAAGTAGCAACTTCACCATCACCATTGAATACATCTGTCATAGGAGATGTAGGTAATGTAATCTCTGCACATAGATTGCTCATTCGTACAGGTGCTAATTCTTGCTTAAAAGAACTATGCTCATTTACGTTGTCTACATTCATCAAATAGATTCGACCAGTATTCTTTCGCTCATGCATGAAAGTAGAAAACAATTCAATCGCAGGCATCGACTTCTTACGTATTTTTGTGTTACGCTCTGCTTTTTCATACAACTCTTTAAATTTAACTTGATCTTCAAAGTATGCATCATATAATCCAGGAACATCGCTAGGACTGAATAATGTAATATCACCGCCCGAAATCAAACGCTCATACATAAGTTTATTGACTTGAACACCAAAATCTAAATGCCTTACACGATTGTCCTCAGTTCCTTTATTGTTCTTTAAAACCAGCATGTCTTCTACTTCAAGATGCCATAATGGATAGTACAATGTTGCTGCACCACCTCTTACACCACCTTGTGAACAACTTTTAACTGATGATTGGAACATCTTATAGAACGGGATAACGCCTGTGTGTGCTGCATCACCATTACGAATAGGAGAGTTTATAGCACGAATGCGTCCTGCACCAATTCCAATACCTGCTTTTTGTGATACATACTTTACAATCGCATTTGATGTTGCGTTAATGCTATCTAGACTATCATCTGACTCAATTAAAACACATGAACTAAACTGACGTACATTTGTACGAACACCAGCCATAACGGGAGTAGGCAATGAGATGTCAAAATTACTGATTGCATCATAGTAATCTTTAACCCATTTCATACGATTGACTGTGTAACTACCAAACAAAGTTGCAGCAATCATCATATACGCGATTTGAGGTGTTTCAAAAATCTGACCTGTCACTCGGTTTTGTACCAAGTATTTTCCACGAAATTGTTCCATTCCAACATACGCAATGCTTTGATCACGATCATGTTTAATGTAATTGTTTAATTGATCAAGTTCATACGATGAATATAATGAAAGAATTTCATCATCATAATAACCACGACCTATATTATCTTCAATTACCTTAACTAAATGATCAGGCTCAAATGCATTATACACTTGCTTTCGCAAATGATAATTAATTAATCGACCCGCTACCCATTGATAGTTTGGAGTTTCCTCGGTGATTAAATCTGCTGCTGCTTTAATTAATGTTTCTTGAATTTCATCAGTTGTTATTCCGTTATAAAACTGAATACTACTTTTAATTTCCACTTCCGACGGACTGACGCCTGCAATATCATTGCACGCATAAAAAACAACTTTGTGTAATTTATCTAAGTCAAGTGGTTCTCTAGCGCCGTTGCGCTTTTGTACCATTATTTCCTTCATTTATATCCTTACCTGTTTGGTTTCAATATTATTTTACTAAGTCGCCTGAATACCATGTATTCAAAATTTCACATTTATCTAGTACGGACACATCATCTACTATACCATAATTATGATTTAATATATATGTATCGTTTAACCGTATTACTAGTCCTACTCGCGAGTGTACTGCATCTTGTACTAATAGTATATCACAAGACCACTCACATAATTCTAGTGTGTACGCCATTCCCAGCGCAATCACATTTTCATCATATAGACCATTCCACAATAAATCCCAAGGATTGGGCCATTCTTCTGAATTGTATGGATCTATCACTCTATTGGAAAGTGGCGCAAGTCGCCACCAATCTACTAGAGTTTGTAAATATTCTGCATTAGATTTATCATCTAACTCGTTCAACTCGGTACGAAATGCTTTCCATTCCGTCAGTCGTTCCTTGGGCATTAATTGCCATATTCCATTCATACTTACAATGTCGCTTTGAAGTTATTACTCAACCATGCTAAATCTGCGTTTTCTGTATCAGTGGTAGTGTACTGAAGTGTGAATACTCCAGCAGACATGTTACCAGTAAATACATGATCTAATAAACTACCTGCGGTATTCGCATCAGTTGTATAGTTATCTGAGATAGTATGTGTATTAGTTGATGCGTTAACTGCAATACTCAACTCACCTTTTCTGATATGTCCAGTACTATTTCTCAATGAATATCGTATATCTGCATTATCATATCTAGTTCCATCAAATGCTATAGGCATTGCGCCCGAAGTAGATGTAATTGTATATGATCCTGGTGCGTCTAAGCCGACATCTGGTTCAAATAGAAAGATTTCTGAATTATACTTTAATACAACATTACCAGTACCAACTGTGGGCGCTGATGTAAATGTAAAGATATAATCACTTTTGGTATAGTCAACCGACTCAACTTGTAATACAGTGCCTACATACACACTATATGATACACCTGATGCTGTATCTAAATCAACACCAAAATTAAATTCTGTCGCTACACCATCTGCATCAAGTGATACATTTGCGTTACCAATGAATAGTCGTTTTGCATCTAATGCATATCCTAATTCACCAGCCAGTAATATCGGAAGATCCGATAGATTTCCACTTCGTTGTTTTTGTATTTTTGTTTCAGTTGCCATGTTAGTCACCCTTTTAGTATATGTATTTATTAAATTCTGGTAGCAAATTATGAGATATTATAATATTCTTCTAATCTTTTTGCCCATTTTAGTTCCCATTCTGAGAACTCGCCAATCCTCATTTCAAACAATTGCCAGAGGCCTTCTCTGCTGCACATGAAAATAGCAACGTCTTTTATGTCAGTTCCATACAGTTCATTGTGTGCTAACGCATACGCAGTGCCTTGTAAGAAGTAATCGCCAATCCATTCGCGCTTCTTAGGCTTATTAGTCTGCTTGAAATCCATTACAGTTGGTTTTCCTTTCCACATACCTAATAAGTCGGCTGTTCCTGCATATAAATCGGGATAGCATAGACTAACTTCTGCTCCCCAGACTTCATTCAGTTCAGCATCAATATTCTTGATTACTATATCAGCCATCATACGGGATTGAAGTAATGTCTTACCAGTTTCTTCATTGCCTACATATTCTTCGTTTTTGACATATGATTCTAGCATCGCGTGCATTTGAGTGCCCACCTTTGATGCTTCTGTCACTATTTGTTGGGCGGCTTCATTACCTACACGCTTCTTCCAATCTGCTAAGATTTTCCGATCTCGTGCAGGCTTCGTAGCCGACAATACGGTGGTGACACTAGGAACAGGTTCACCATAGGGGTTCTTATATAAACGTTGACCATTTACAGAAGTTCGTGTTAATTCGCTATAAGCGTAAGGAGTTTTAATATTTACCATAGAGATATTATACTATCATAATACCTCTATGTCAAGTGTTATTTACTAATTACCAGTAAATGTACCATGAGAAGGTGTTACTTGTTACAGTATTTGTGGTGCGCTCGGCCTTATAACCAAGATTAGAAAAATGCTTGATGACTGATTCCATATCTGAATACTTTGCGCGATTTGTTTCAGTTCCTTGCCATGTATTAAAATAACTAACACTTGAAGGCAATGTTGCAGTTGAAGTACCTGCCGATAATCCTAGACTAGCATTCGCTGTTCCAGCACCAATTACATATTGGTAACTATTAGTACCTGACGTGGTTATCCTTAATCTTAGTTGATCAAGTTCTTTATATGCGAGTACATTTGGAATTGCTGCATCATTTATATCAGCGATTACAGCATTAAGACTTGTACCAGTTGTACCTAATGTAATTGTTACTCCCTCAATGATAAGAGTAGTAGCATTGACAATGACAGGAGTCGTAACTGTTCCAGACACTACCACATCAGGTGTAGATTCTGTCATGACTGTACCATCAGACACAGTTGTTTCATATAGTCCCGTTACTGAATCTGCGATAATTGCTTTCATTATTGCTTGAGTTTCATTGAAGATAGTTAAATCTTGATTGCTGTTTGCTCTTGCTTGGGATGCATTTAATCCTACACTCATGTTATATGTCCTTTTTAACTTGCTTTCTTGCCATTTTATCTATGCGATTGTCCTGTTGTTCACGACTTGGCTCAGAAGAAGATTTTCCATCTCTACCAAAAAAGATAACATCATCTTTAATGTTATCCACTATGGGAATGGAATCTAGTATATCAAACAATAGTGAATGATCTATTTCATTTCCCATTTCTGCAAGAGATTTTGCCAATGTATCAAGACTCAGACTAGACATACCTTCTGCTGCTGCCACTGATATAATATCAATAATAATCGATTTAATATCACTGGTATCTTCAACAACAATTTCAGAAAAACGCATTTTAGTTTCTCAATGTAGCAAATGCTTGCTTTAGCAAATCTTTGCTGATTTTTCCGTCTTGTTGTGCTTCTTTAACCATGCGCATTGCAGAAAG